TAACACGTTCTTTGTGCATCCACATGCCAAAGCCAAGATCGATATCTACATCAACGGTATCACCGTCCACTACTCTTAAAATTTTACATTTATATTCATACATATTATTTGCCCTCTGTGGTTACTTTTCCATCTGTAAGTTCTACAACAGTAAAATCTTCAGTGTTAAACAAGTCGTTTAACTTTTTAGCAAGATTGTGTGCATGTCCTGGATTACTAAAAGAAACTTTCTTATACTTAGGTCCTGGAAAACTTGATAATGAATTTTGTGTTTTTAGATTGAAAGGTTTTCCCTGATAGAAAACTGCCCAAATCGCATCGGCCGCGAGTATTTGATCTGACTTGTAAGTCTTCTTATCAATGTACTCCAACAGTATTGTTGGTTTAGGTCTACTCATATACGTTGTTCCTCTTTTATAAACTACGTATATATTTATCCTAATTCTCAGTAATTGTTATGTTAAATGCTGTCGTTATTCGCGGTACATCAGATTTTTGTACAGGAATACTATGGTTTAAATAAGGTGGAAAGAATATCATATCGCCTTCTTTGGCGTCTACATTAATGAGTTCTTTAGGCCATGTAGGCGGTAGGTTACTTATTGTAGGGGTAGGTTGTGTACTTCTAATACCGTCATTAGAGGGATTATAGAATATAGTGGGACTATGTGTTAACAGATCAAACTTTACGTAATGTACTGCACTAAATTGTATAGTACGAGGGCTGGATAAATGATTATGTGTTTCTCCCCAACCACCTTTGCCTGTTACATTATACCAAGCATCAACTCCAACTTTCCAGTCGCAAGTATCTTTAAATCCGTATTCGGTTATAAACTCTTGTATTGAAGATTCGTATTTAGGTAATATATCGTCCCAGTCTACTGGCCGAGCACCTGGAAAATAATCACTGTATACATTGCAGAAATCGCAATTAGGACCTTTGTCATTGTATTCGCTTTCTATATTAGATATGAAGAAGTTCTTAATTTCTTCATGCTTTTGAACTTTTACTGTGTATATGTCTGAAGTAAAAAGAGTTTGTTTTATCATTCTCCTTTAAAACCACCACCGTCCATTTCAACGTTAATAACTTCAGATTCTTTTTCAACTGCCTTAGTAGCAATAAACTCTTCGATGTTACCAAGTAGTCGAGCATTAATTTGCCCTAATGTGAGTGCAAGTATTTTGGCATCGTCGAGTGTTAGTCTTACATCTTTAGCATTGCTTTGCTCGGCGGCTCTTACTTGCGAAAAAAACTTTTCTAAAGGTACAGTATTAATTGGATCTTTTTGCATCTGCGTTTTCCTTTGAAAGTTCTAAACGCATTTCAAGTTCTGTCTTGAACGGTCCTTTTGAAACATAGTTTTCACACGTTACCATTTTAGGACAAAAACTTCTTACCCAGCCTTTGTCAAATTTAATAATATAGTAGCCTGCACAGTATAAACTTTTAGATTTTTTACTTTTTGTAAACATTGGTAATTTCTTTTTTACATCATACATACTGTTATTTGGTATGCATGAAGTTGGAAAGCCATGTACTTCTTTCTCTGCAACTCTTGTTTTATTTGCATCAGAAATAGATGTTTCCCATTCAATAGCAATCTCTTTAGATAATTGCTTTTCACTTTCGTAAAATTTTGTATGTGTGTTACAACAGTACATGTAAGTTTTATCTTCTTGTTTTGAAAGAGTACCAATACGTTCTCCGTCTTCTTCCACAATCCAAAACTTGCCTGCTACAATAGATTTTCCTTTAATAGTCATTTATTCCTCCTAATACTTCAGTTGTTATGACAGTTACGTCTAAACTTTTGTTTGCCGCCAACGCCGCATATAATCTTGTTCTACCATCGATAACATATCGACCGCTCTCTACTTCTACAATCAAAGGTGGACGACACGTCCCGGACTCTATGGCTTCAATAATAGTCTCTAAAGGAAACTCTCTTTCACGATCATCACGTCGATCACGTTCTTTCTGTTCCCTTATATACACTTCTCTATACCCTTCTTTGCCACTTATATCTGTTAATGCTTTAACCATATAAGGATCTTGAGGCATATTGTCTAAGTTATTTAACTTCAGTATATCAGCAACCTGTATATTTTGGACAGGTAGTTTACTTAATACCATACCAAACTTTTTAGCGGCATTCTCTCTTAAATGCTCTTGATGTGGAAAACCATTGCCTAAATTTATGGGCATAGTTTTAACAAGATCTTGTACTGCTGGTTCTAAAGAACATATAAACTCATATGCGTCAGCATAATTTTCGTCCATTAGTTGCATACATATCTCGCATTCAACGGTTCACTGTAACTTTGTACTTGCTCGCCTACTTTAACAAGATCATGTTTAGCACAGAACTTCATAAGTTTAATACCAACTTGTGTAATTGCTTTAGGCTGTGTTGTAGCATCTCCAATGACTTCATTAATAATACTTCTAATATCATCTGGCTGTGCAGTTAAATCACACAATACAACATTACGTGTGTAGTCGTCTAATACACGGTGTTCTTCACCGTTATGATCTACCCAACGTTGTAACATCATATTATTCCAGTTGTAACCTTTACTGTCTTTGTCTGCAAATGCTTCTGTTAAGCCTACTTTATTCTTAGTACCTTTTACTCTAACACCAGGATAAGCACTAAACACATTATCACTTGTGTCGCCTCGCATACACTTTTCAAACAACATAAATGCAGGATTAGGTGCAGGCTTCTCTGAGCCTGTCTTCTTATCTAAAACACGATTACCTTTCTTATCAAAGTAACCTTCATGTGTAATTGTAATATCTTGTATGCCATTATACTGTTTACAGTTAGGAGCAATTAGTTGTGCAAAGTCACCGTCTGTACTAATAACAATATGATTGTCATTAGGGTGTGCTTGTACCCAACCAGCAATAAGATCATCTGCTTCAAGTTGTGGGTGTTGTAATACAGAACAATTAGTCTTAGTGCCTACATAGTCTTTAAACTCATCAAATGTTTCCCAGAACACTTCATCTTCTTCTTGTTGTTGTGCAGTAGCCGCCGCACGAGCATCACTTCTATTTCTCTTATAAGGCTCGTAATAGTCTTTACGCCAACTACGTCCTTCCAAACAAAATACAACATGTGTACCGTCAAATTCTTGCCAAGCCTTTCTAACGCCAGCAAGTGTGATATGAAACGCCATACCAATCTTATCAGTAAGGTTACCTCTTATTACATGCCTTGCACGAAAAAAAGTATTAGCAGTATCAACGAGTATATAAGTTGCCATTAAGTTGTCCTCTTGTTAAATTATAGTAATATTATACTACTTTTTAGCAGTGTTGTCAACCGGTTTATTTGCTTGTGCTTGTGTTTTATAGTTTTCTTGTATTTGAGTTAACACTTCCTTATTCATAAAAGGAATAGCATTCATTTCGTTAGCATCAAAACTTCCAGTTAAACGTAGATCAAATGCTACACTAACTCTTGGATCTGTTGAATCATGCTCGCCTGTGTAGTGTTGTGTACTACTTGGAAACATCACACAGCCACCTTTTTTATTTGGTAAGCCAAGTTTCGATTCTGGATCAAAACAACTTCTATAAAATGTTGAAGTTGCATAATCTTCTAAATGTATATTACCACTTAGATAAGAATCTGGTTGAGCACCATGTGAGTGTGGAGCCATTGCTTCACTTTGTTTAAGAATGTTTGCCCAACATACAATCTGCAAGTCTTTTAATTCAAGTTGTGCAGTTTGTACGTATTCAATATACGAATATCTTAAGAATGTTAATAGTTCGCTAAATGCAGGATTGTCTTGTGACAGTAAGTTATACTTTCCAAAACGTGTAGTAATATGATCCTCACTTAACCCTGTACCTCCTGTTGAAGTGTACTCATACTTTTCTAAAATATCTTTTTCGTTTTCTAAGATCCATTTTTTAATAGCATCTACATGCTCATGGTCTGTCCAGTTAGTTAACCATAATGGAATATTCCAACTTGGTGCAAACTCAGTTAATGGGTGAAAACTTTTAATTCTTACAATTGACATTACTTAACCTCCGATTTATTTTTGCCTAAATTTTTAGTTTTAATAAATCCTGATCCTCTATCTGTATTGTGACCTTCGTCCTCTAATACATTACGAGCAAGATCTTTAAACCAACCATCTACAATTTCTTCATTTGTTTCGCCGGAGTAACCAGCATCAAGTAGTTGTTCAATAAACTCATTATTCCAATCAAGTTCAAAGAACCCATTTCTAATGTTGTCTGCGTTAACTTGTGTATCAAGTACACCAACCCAGGGTTTCTTGTTCTTAGTTGCTTGATTCTTTTCCTTTAGCATAATATCTCTATGCGAAGGGTCTTTATCTTTTGAGGCTTTTTTCATGCCTAACATGTCTTTCATTTTATCTAACATAATTTACCATCCTGCCTTCCTTATTGCATCTGAAGGATCTTTAATTGGAGCCTTCATAGCCTTTTCAAGTTGTTTGTTTTTAGTTTCTTTTTCTTTCATTTTAAGTTCCCCAGGCGTTTCCGAAGAGGGAGATATGAAGTCTGGGGGTAAAACGCCATCCCCTTTCCATACATGCTTCTGCGACTTCTTTGACGTTGAGAACGTATTCTTCACTACGTCCACCCAACGGCATAAGATATACCGGACATTCCACTCCGGCATCTCTGTAAGCATCCACAGCCTTTGTAACTTCGTCAAAATCTTTTTCAGTAGCGACAACAAACTTGAGATACAAGTTGCTATCAGTAACAGTACTATACTGCTTAGCCACATCAGGTTTAATAGCACTTTCCCAAGATTCTCCGCTAACTGAAAGTTTTGGGGAACAAGACCAAGTGACTTGGATTCTGTCCTGATTGTCGAGATAGTTGAGTAGATCATCGTGTAAAAGTTGTGTAGTGTTTGTTTCAAATGTAACATTTTTTAAATCCGCCATACGTGGGTGCTTAAATAATTCTACGTACAATCGTTGCCACGCCAACAAAGGTTCGCCTCCTGTCATAATTAAATGGATATCTTGTCCGTTATCCATTGTCCATTTGCCTTCTGGTAATAAACTTAACAAGTGTTCTACAACTTCGTCTACAGTTGCTTGTTTATTAAATTTCTTAAACTCAGGATAGATACTTGCATACGTATCACAGCCTGTGTGTATAATAGGTAAGTCGTTAAACTCTTTTGTAGTTTCATGTACGCCAGCGTCTAACAAATCTTGTACTTCCTGATTACGGATAATACCAGCCTTTTGTTTTTCATCTCGCATTGGTTCATTTTCTAAACCAAAATTCATACAACGAAAGTTACAACCAAAAGTACGTAAGAATACACTTGGAACACCTACGTAACGTCCTTCACCTTGTACACTATAAAATGCTTCTGAATATCTAAGTTTCATATCTATTTCCCACAAGCAAATTCTTGTTGCAATTTAATATTATCCATAAACTCTTTTTTAGTACCTGGATCTTTACTAAATGCACCATGTAATACTGTAGTCTGTGTTAAACTACTGTTAGCCATAATACCTCTGTTCTCACAACAACCATGTGTTGCTTGTACATAGACACCCACGTTTTCGGAACCTGTTGCTTTCATAATCTCACGTGCAATATCATTATTAAGTTCTTCTTGCAGTGTACCACGTCTTGCACACCACTGTGCAATTCTTGTATACTTGCTAAGACCAATTAATGTTTCAGCGGCAATAATACCAATGTATGCAACACCTGTTACTGGCTGGTGGTGATGTGAACAAACACTTTTAAGTTCGCTACGTACAACAAGCATACCTTTATAACCATCTTGTATATGATTAGGAAATGCAGTTGCATTAGGCATAGGATTATAACGTCCTTGCATTAATTCATTAAAATACATTTTTGCAAGACGTCTGCCAGTATCCATACTGTTAGGATCTGTACTCCTATCAATTATGAGTCTGTCAAGTACACTTTCAAATGCCTCTGTTGCTTCATCAATAAGTTTTTGTTTTTCACCTTCATAGATGAACTCACTAATGTTATCGCCTGCCCAATATCGCTTGTTAGCGTCTTTAAGCCTACGTGTTATTTCTTCAAACGTTTTCATTTACTTCTCCGAGTTATAAGACGTGGATGTCTATTTGTTTACTATTATACGATATATTTAGATCAATGTCAAACAAATTAACGATGGATTTAACCAAAGTATTTGTTTAGCATTTCTAAACGATCGTGTGCCGTGGCCATTTTGTCAAGTTCTTTTTGAATAGTTTCGATGATATCAGAATGTTCTCCAATACCTACAACATTAGTCATATAAACTTCAATGTTAGCCTTGTGCAATTCAATCTCCGCTTCTGCGTGTTTCTTTGCCGCATTTATCATTGTTTCTCTCAACATACACTTCCTTTCATTTAATATTGGGCACAAATTCCTCTGCAATCAATTTATGTGCATCATTATTGTAATGTTCATCATCGATATAAAAGGTTTCTAAGTTGCCCTTGGTTTGTAAAAACTGCTCTACAGTCTTGCTGGCTACTACACTATGATTGCAGTTGCCAATGATATTTAGATCTTTAGGTATCCATGTGTTCTCATTCATGGCAAAGATCTTAAGTTGTGCATTATTTTCTTTGCACAACGTATTCCAAAGATATACTTCTTTGAAAAATTCTCTTTGACTACAACCTATTGCGACAGTTCGCATTACACACAATCTCCGTCAAGGAATAAGTCTGGTTGCTTAGGATTTTTAATTGTG